GCTGGCTTCCTTCGGTTGCAAAGGTTCCCCTACCCCCCCCATTCCAATGGTGGCTCGAGTCCAGTGGGATACCCATCTCATCGCAGCCGATCACGCGCCCTGTGCGCTCCTGCTGCTGCTTGGCGCTGTTATGGCAGGGGTAGCAGAGACCTTGCCAGTTACCCTTCTCCCAGAAGAGACGGCGATCGCCGTGGTGCGGAGTGGTGTGATCCACTACCCGGGCGCGGTGGAGCTGATGCCGCCCAGTGCAGAAGACGCAGTAGGGATTACGCTTGAGGAAGGCACGACTTTCCGCTTTCCAGCGTGGATCATCGTAGAGCCGGGGGGCGATGGTCACGCTGCCTCTTCTTTCCGCTCGAGGTTCACTCGACAGCTCCGGCACTGCTCCGAATACCCAACGCCTGGCGTTGGTCCGGCCGTGCTGCCGAGTGGATTGCGTCGGAAGCTCTGTCGGTAGCCGATGCCGACCTTGCCCAGGGGATAGGTGCAGCAAGGGCAATGCGCGTGCTGCCCTGGCCCGAAGGTCTTCCAGTTCGACCCACGTGATTTCCCCACACCAGTACCGGAGCGTGAAGACGGCCCACCGCTCAAATCGCTTGAGGGATGGGCCGTCAACGGCCGCTCGGGATGAAAGGTAGGGCCGGAGCGGGGTCCTGTCACGAGTCGGGCCTCGCTCGCCGTGGGCGAGCGCCCTCACGGATCTCGAGGGTGTTCACGCGAACCTCTTGCGGCGCATGGACCTGGCGGCGGGGAGCAGGATCGCGCGCCGCAAGAATGGACCGAGCGCTGCTTCCGCTTGGCTATCAGGGTCCATCGCGTTTGCCGAGTGGAGAAATCCGGCGCTCAACGGCAGGGGGTAAATGGTGAGCTTGAGGATGTTGGAGACGCGATCCGCAACAGCGGAGTGGACCCACATCCGGAGCAGCTCGCGCAACTTGGGCCCGGTGGCGGAAGCCACAGCGGCGCTGAAGTTTGCGGCTTTCTCTACGAGCCTGATCTTCTCGAGCGCGATCGTCTGCAGGCGGCGCTGGCTGAAGCGCAGCTGTGTCCCTTCACCCTCGAGCGCGGCGAGCTCGGCACGAATCGCGCGAATGCGCGGCGCGACTTCTTCCTCTGAGAGGGTTTCGCTCCCGGCCAGCTTGACCAAGCGATCACGCTCGGCGAGTAGCTTCGCCCGGCGGCGCTCCACGTCGTCCGCACGTTTCGGCTGGGCGCCGGCGAGGCGGGCGAGTAGCCGATCGGCCGCGCGCTCGAGTACCGTGCGCATGGCAGAGCTTCCGACCAGGTCCGCGACGGCGGCGATCACCGCGGGCTCGACAATGCGCTTGGGGAGCGTGGCCATCAGGGCGGGGCATGCCGAGACCGGGCTCGGCTGAAACGGCTTCGGGTTGCTCAGCAGGGCGTGGCGGTAGAAGCGGTAGCGGTTCGGCTCCTCGGCCGGTCCCTTCGGTCCACCGCCGCCGATCAATGTGTCCCCGCAGTGCGCGCAGGTCAGAAGCCCGGAGAGCGGATAGCCGCCGGCCGAGAGCCGGGTCTTACCGCGGTTGAGCTGGAACCGCGCCTGCACCTGATCGAAGAGCGGGCGGCCGACGAGCGCCGGGTGGGCATCGCGCACGATCGTCCAGGCGGCTGGATCCGTCCGCACCTGGTCCTCGGCGCCGGGCGCGCTCATCCGCCGGCCCCAGACGACGTCGCCGGCGTAGGCCGGGTTCTGCAGCAGGGCGCGGACGACCTGCTTACTCCACTTCTTCGAAGGGTGGCGCTGATAGGCTAAGTCGGCTAGCCGCTCGCAGCTGAGCTCGCCCTTCGCGTATTCCCGGAAGAGCCAGCGGACCAAGCGGACTTCGTCCTCTGGGCCCGGCGTCAGCTTGGCCCGTTCGTCCTTGCTCTTCTCCTGGCCCAGCTCGAGCACCCGCCGGCGGCCATCGCCAGCGATCGCCTCCCGGCGGTAGCCGAACGGCGCCTCGGTGCCCCAGAGGCCCTTGCTGGCGGTGCCCAGCGACCCGCGGCGGGCGGTCGCGCGCAGCGCCTCACGGTAGACGGTGGCCTGGCTCCACTGCAGGGAGTTGAGGACGGGGCCCGCCGGGGTGTCCTCCATCTCGCCGCCCTCGGCGAAGCGCAGCGTCCAGCCGACGTGCTTCATCTCCTGCGCCCACCAGGTGGCATCGTTCGCGTCGGGGAAGCGGCCCCATCGGGAGTGATTGAAACAGAGGATGACGCCCCGGGCGGCACGAGGGAGCGGGGTCGATCGACAGAATGCGGCCAGAGCCTGGAACCCGGGGCGGTTCGCGGAGCCGCCGGACGCGCCCGGATCCTCGAACCAGCGGCCGATCGTCCGCCCGAGACGCTGCGCGAGCTGCTCGGAGGCAGCGCGCTGCTGGGCAAGCGACGTGTGGTCGCCGCGCGCCTGCTCTTCCGTACTGACCCTGAGATAAGCGACGGTGTCGGTCACTGAAGGAACGGCCTGGGAGGCACAACGGCGGTGCGCCCGCATTCAGGCGCGAGCGGAGGCGGTAGATTCGGATCCTCGTACCCGTGTTCAGCGGCGTGGATTGACTCCGCTCGTCGGACCTGCTCCAGGATTTCAGTCCCGCCAACCTCCCGAGCCCACCGATCTTCGCCCTCTCGCCGGAGGCGCCACTCGTTCCACTCTCGGAACTTCTGCTCCTCGTCGGTCTCGGTGAGCCGCGAATAGAGTTCAGGGTTATCCTCGGCCAGGCGCTCGCGGGCGCGCCGGACTCGACCAGGCGCGAGGAGCCCGATCGTGGCCACGCTGCCAAGGAGGGCGCCCATGGCCGCTGCGGCGAAAACAACCAAGAGTGGAATCATGCGGCGTCCGTCTGGTCAAGGGGGAGCAGACCTTCGTCCTCCAAAATGTACTCCAGATACTGATCTGCCCAGCGTTCGAGTTGCTCCTGGGTGACCGGCGCCGGCGCCAAGACGAGTTCGACCCGGAACGCACCAGGCCGGAGGCGGGGCAGGCTCGACGCGCGATCGCGCTTCACCACGCCATCTCGCGGAAGGGCGCGCAGGCCGCGTACTGCTGGGCGAAGGTGTGCGCGCGGAACGTACAGCGGGGGCAGCGGCACCCGGGGTCGCAGCTGCGGTAGCGCGGGACGTCCGGGCTCGGCCCGTCGACCGCCACCATGTTGGGGTCGGTCCTGCTGTATTGGGGATCCCCCGGCTTCTTCCCGTTGCCGGCGGCGCGGGCCCGGGCCTGCGCGCGCGCGGCGTTGGCGTTGCCGGATCGGCGGCCGCGGGCGTAGGGATCGAGCCGGAAGATCGGCGCGGCGTTGTCGAAGGGGTGGCTGTCGGGGTGGCTCATCAGCGGATGGCTCGCACGTCGTACTGGAACAGCTCACCGACCCGCACGCCGAAGCCAAGGGCGACCAGCGCATCCTCCGCCTGGGGGAGCCCGCCCCAGAAGTGCCGGACGCCGCAGGCCACGGCGCGCAGGCGGAACTCGATCTGCTTCGGGCTGAGCGGGAGCGGGGACCAGGTCAGGCGATCGTAGGGATTGAACCCGATCCAGCTGCCCGGGACCTTGGGGTGGTAGGACTTCGTCTCGAACCAGAAGAACGCGCCGATCTTTTCGGCGTGGCAGAGCAGGTCCGGGATCCCTTCCGCCACGCGGCTCGCACGATATTGCGAGGTCGACCCGACGTGGATGCCGGCCTTGCGGAACAGATCGATCACGCTCGCCTGGACTACCTTCTCCAGCGGCGGCTTGAACTTCGGCGTCGATCCGGCGGGCGCGCGGAGGGTCACGGCTCGCGCTCTCTATTGGCGGCCTGCAACCAGACGTCACGCTCTTTCTTCCAGTCGAACATTTCCGCTTCGGCCCAGTAGGTCACACCTGCCTGCCAGCGCTTGAGGTTCTGGACGCCGTGCACCTGGATCCGCCAGTGCCAGAAGTGCCAGCGCGGATGCTGCCACCACCGCCGCCGCGGCCGCAGTACGTACCAGGCCGCCAGGTTGTAGACGATGCGGCAGAACCGTTCCTCTCTGTCCTTGGGAGAGTCGGTTTGGAAATTGGTGTGGTACCCGGGCTCGAAAACGAACTGCGCAGCAGGGTCGCTGCATCCCGGGCTGTGCATGACCATTGCGGCAGTCCTGGCCGCCTCGGAGTACTCCATCCTGACGTCGAGCCGCTCCGCAATGTTCAGTAGCAGACCGCAGAGCATCGACTCCGCCTCCCGGCGGGAGCCGATCCAGGTCCGGCCGGCTCGACGGAGGAAGTAGGGGTAGTGCCCCTCGCTCCACGCGAAAGACTTCAGGCGCAGCAGCTGGTCGATGGTGAGACGCGGACAGGTCCAGCCGCAGGAGTCGTCCGAACCGTCCCTCTCTGGATCCACATGCCAGATCGTGACCATGGTCGGCCGGTACCCCTTCGGCCAGTGGATCGTCGGCTTCTTCCGCCAGGGCCGGCGGATTTCGAACGCGACGATACAAGGGTCATGCATCGGGCTTCTCCTCGCTGTGCTTGGACAGGGCTGCCCGTTCAAGCACCCACAGATCGGGAAACTCCTTCGCGGTTTCGGCAATCACCTGCGCCACGACAGCGTCCGGCAGCTTGACCGTGGCTTTCAATGCCCGGGCGAGCGCCTTGCCGGCCGCCCGGGCAGCGCATTCCGCACTGATGTCGGAAAAGGCATCGCTCAACTCGATGCACTGCTCGAGGTTGACCACTTCCCCGGCGAGGCGCTTGTTCTCGGCCTGCATGTCTGCGTAGGAAGCTGCGAAGACGGCGGTGGGCGGGACCGGGGAGGCGTGTCTGCGATTCCAGCGCTCCCGGTTCGCGTTGTTCGATTCTTCGGCTTCGGTAGCCGCCACGACGTCCGGTTCCGCATGGACTCCCATCGAGGGGTAGTCCTGCCAGTACTCGCAGTAGAAGCGCCACCGCTGGACCCGTCTCATGCGGACCTCGGTTGATGCCTGGTACTGCGCAGCCGCGCGATCCCGCCCGTCAAGGCCTCGACGCCCACGCCCGGCGGCAGCATCGCCTGGATCTGCAGGCTCTCGTTGTCGCGGAGCCAGAGCACGACCGTGTACTGGGGGCCGTGATCGAACTGGCCGCGCAGGTACTTCGCGCCGGGGAGCGTCTGGATCTCCTGCCAGCGGATCACGTCAGGAGCTCCCTGCTGTGGCGTTCGATCGGGTATTTCGGATTCCGGATACGACGAGCATAGGGCTCGGCATGCTTGTCGCAGGTGCCATGGATAACGTTGGAGGAGTCGCCTCGGGGACCCAGGATTACAAACGACACTTCGGTAGTCACCCCGCTACGACACCCAGGCCAGCAACATTTCCAGCCGTTGCGCGCGATTTGGGGGGCGCGTCCAGGTTTCTCGATAGTGACCGCTAACCCGCGTCCATCATAGAGGGGGTTGTAGGGACTTGAGTGTTTGGCTGTCACGCGGGTTTGCCCTTCTCCGTCCGGTGCTTGGTGATCAGATCTTTCATCTCCCGCTTTCGGCGCTGGAACATTTCGGTCGTCATCTTGTCCTGTTCGGCCCCGGCGAAAAATCGGGATAGGGCATCGTCCGCCTCGTCCATGACGACCTTCGCGATGATCTCGTGGAGGCCGGCCTTCGCCAGCGCGCGCCCGAACGAGGCCGACATACAGATCGCACCGGCGGCAACGCCCTCATCGGCGGCGGCCTGGATCTCCGAGCGCAGCGCAGTTTCCATCTCGTCGATCAACTCCAGCAGCCGCTTATGCTTGTCACATTTCCAACAGGTTTCCCCCGGTAGAACGGCGATCGCGTGATTGGCCACCGCCTCGTGAGAACCCTGGAGCCCGTTGACGATCTTCCGCGCTTCCTGGAAAGTGTTCAGCGGTCTCACGCCGGCACCTTCCGGAGGGCGCGCCGGCTGATCAACTCACGCTGTCCGTTCTCGAACTCCACCAGGACGCTGCCCATCGCGCCGGCGACCAAGATCCTGCAGCGTCGGCCGTGGAGCGCGGCGCGCTTCGGGTTATTCCGCCAGGCGAACCGATAATGCTGGCTCATGCCGCTACCCCGCGCTGCAACGCGGCCTCTACTGCCTGAGCCTCCGCCCCGGAGAGGGTCCAGATCATCTGCTGGCCGCGGACCGGCACGGGTCGAAACAGCGCCACCGCGCCCTCGAAGCGCCAGGCATACCGATCGTCGCCGTAGTCGCCCCAGAACCGTTCGCTCTCGCTCAGCTGGTCGCGGACCTCGTTCGTGCGCCGGCATTCGGTGAAGCGGACGACGGAGATGACCGCGCCGCGGGCGTCGAGCGCCTCCATGAGTCCGGACCGGTCGGCCAACCGGAGCCGGGCGCAGTACTCGCCGAGGAGTAGCCGGTCCATGACGGTGAGCGGGTCTCGCTTCGCCGCGTGGATCGCCAGGACGCCGCGGTAGCTCGTGGCGTAGCTCCGCGTTTCCCAGGTCTTGAGACCCAGCGCGATCGCCGCTGCCCAGGGCTGCCAGAGCGAAAAGGCTTTCATCGGGCCACCGCCAGGCAGCTCCCCAGGGCGCGCCAGATCGCGATCGCGATGGCCCCGGCCCCGAGGGCGAAGTAGATCCGCAAGAGCATCCAGAAGCGCCGGTCGCTCATGGTGTCTCCAGCAGGCGCAGGGCTTCCTCCAAAGCAGCGGCGTTGTCGTAGTGGGAATGGTCGAGAACACAATCTCTCAACTTGGACAGATCGCGTTCCTGAGTAAGCATCCGGGTCAGCCGTTCTCGGGCTTCGGGAGAGAAAGTCATGGGTCTAAATCCGTGAGTTTGGAGAGGGCCCTGGCTTCTGCATCTTCTCTTTCCTTGGTGGAGAGGGCATACCCGCAGACCGCGCAGCGCACGTCGTCGCCAATGAACATGCTGTCCGATAGAGCGACCGACGAATCGGCGGGTTCGTAGTCGAACGACACTTCCCACTCCTCGGCGCACGCAGGGCAGATTACCCATACCGTCATGTTGCTCATGGTTCCTTTGTGGTGGAGCCTGGAGAGGGCGCCCGGCGGAAAAGAAGAAGCTGCCCGTCGTGGGTGCCAGCAAGCACCACTTCTGTCCGAATAGAGTAGCGCCCATCGGCGTCCTCTACGGCGATAGAGAAACCGTCTGGAATATCCCGCAGACGTTTCTTGAGTTCACCAACTGTGATGGGCCTCATCAGGTCGGCTCCTCTGGTGGTGCTGGGGGAGAAGCAGCCCGGTAATCTGAACGTGGGTGACCACAGTTGCTGCATAGCAGCTCCGGGGGTGTCGTTCCTGGCCCTGGGGAGGGCTCCGACGAAGGAGAGGGAACAGCGGGTTGCCCATAAATGGGGTCGGCCCACGCAGCGCGAATCTCGTTAAAGGCCATACTCATGCCGAAGTCGTTCACCCAAAACGCGCCCGCCTTCCCTTGTTGCCCGTCATGCTGGCCGTTGAGGTAGGCATCATAGAGCGCCTTACGAAGACCCTGTTTGATGCGCTGCAACACGGCCTCGACCTCTTGGACCCCTGTTGCGCTCCCCCCGGGCTGCCCGGACAGAAGGGCCAGCAACTCGTCGGCCCGACAGAAGTACCAGTCACGACTCTCGGAACTCCGCTCTGCCCACAGTCGATGATCGTCCCGGCCACTGTCGTAGCTGTCACATAACCATTGGGCAACGGTGAGCCGGGCGGGGTGGGACTCGACTGAATCAGGCATGATCTAGCGTCCTTCGGTAAGCGGCTTGGATCTTCGCCATCTGCCCATCAGGGTCGGGGTCGATCTCCTCGCCGAAATGCTGCCAGTTCCAGTACTTTATGTCTCGGAAGTACTGCTCGATCTCATCGTGGGCCGCCTGAATCTTGGCGAGCATATCAGCTCGGGTCGCCGTTGCGACGTAAGGGCTCGGCTTCATCTGTGGGGCTGCTCCGGGTCGTGGTCGACGCGTCTTCCCTGGGTCATCGCAGCGGCCTCCGGCGCACCGCGTCCCGCAGCAGTAGCTCCGCCACCGGGTAGCGGGTCGCGACTTCCGCCTCGTCCTCGAACACCGACAGCTCGACTTCGCCCGTGCGCGGGTTCCGGGAGAGGGAGATGCTGACCGAGTGCGTGCTGTCCCCAGGGACCAGGGCGAACGTGTGCACCTGGCTGCTGTCCCGGGTGAAGTAGGGCGCGACCCACACCCAGGTCGGCGCCGGCGTACTGGTCGGGGCGTCGGCCGCGCAGCTGGTGGCCAGGGTCATGCCGGTGAGCACGCCGAGCGCGATCGCGCCGGCGATCAGGATCTCCAGGAGCCGGCGCTTCGGGTACGAGTTCATCATGCCCTCGCTTTCTGTCGGGGCTGGTAGATCACGCCGCCCTTGGCCTTGGCCCAGGTCCGCATGCCCTTCACTTCGCACGCAGCCCTTTGAGCACGCTCTTCTGGACGTTGGCCACCGTGGCGAGCCAGCCGGCCGAGCTCCGCTTCTGTCGCCCGATCGTCGCGGCGTATAACGTCAGGTGATAGACGCGATAGGCTTTCGTCGCGTCCTGGACGCCGGTCGCCTCGATCGCGACGGTGAAGTCCCGCTTGCTCATTGGGTAGATCGTCTTGCTGCGCGTGGCCATAACGGACTCCGATCAGGATTCGAGGAAGAGAACGGGAAGGGCAACGACCTGACGTGGCGTCGGATAGTCGATCAGTCCGAGCGATCGCAGGCGACCGAGATTGTTGAAGTAGCCGCCGGAGGTCGGGCTCTGGCCGGCGGCCTCGGCCAGGTCGTCCTTGCCGATTGCGTCAGGGTATTGTCGGATGACCTCGGCGAGGACCTTCTGCTGCGAGCCGCTGAGCTTCGCAAAGAGCATCCGGTGGAGCTCCTCGCTCGTGGTCGGCACGTCGACCGGCTCAGCCGTCTCCCGCCCTACCTCGGTGAGCGCCACAGTTCCGGCGGAGGGATAGGTGATCAACCCTGTGGTGCGCAGCACACCAAGGTTGTTGAAATAGCCGCCGCTGGTGGGGCTCGCGTCGGCCATGAGCGCGAGCATCGTCTTGTCTGCGGTCGCCTTCCCGATCGTCTCCAGCCAAGCGAGTGCATTCAGGATCCGGTGCTGCGAGCTGGAAAGATTGCCTGCGGGAGCGGGTCCGCTTTTTCCGGCGATCGGAGGACCCGGCCGAGCCAAAACTGCAGGCGGCCGCTGCAGATTCGCCGCTAGCCGCGGCGGGGGCGGGAAGTGGCCGTTGGTGTGGAACCGGGTCAGGCTGGCCTGGAGCTCCTTGCAGACCGTGGCCAGCTGCTGGTCCGACGCCGTCACTCGTTCTTGGAAGGTCCGGAGCAGCTCGCCCATGCGGCCCGCTTCGCGCTCCCGGGCCGCGGCCATGCCGGCGATCGCGCCCTCGAGGCGCTTGAGCTGGCCCTCCTTGAGCACCCCGATCTCGACCCGCTTCTCGACGGGCTTTGCAGTCTGCACGGGCGCGGGCTGGGCCCGCTTCGCCAGAGTCAGCTCCCGGCGGGTGGTCGCGAGCTCCTGTTGCACCTCCTTGAGGCTACGGCTCCGCTCCTCCGCCTCGGCCGGCAGGTCGGCCAGCTTGGGTAGGAGCGCGCGCACCTTCGCGGTTGGCGGGGGCGGCGGCGCCGAGAGCCGGGCGCCGGCCTTGGGATGCGACGTCGACACGGACCCGACATGGACGCGCTGCACCTCGCCGGTGAGCGCGGGACCGAACGCGAAGAAGGTGCCCGGCGGCAGTTCCCGCAGCTCGCGCCAGCGCTCCTTGCCAAACCCGAGTTCGTCGGCCGCCCGGCGCTGGTCGATGTCGAGTCCCGTCCGCCCGATCAATTTGTTGTTGCATTCCGCCGCGGCATCTTTGTTGAGCTTCGAGAGGCGTTGCGTCGCGAGCACCGCGCAGAAGCCGCGCTTCCTGCCGCGGGTGGCGAGGTCGATCACCGCGCCGGCGCTTCCGCCTCGCCCTTCTCTGGGCAGAAGACATGCGCCTCGTCGACCACGACTAGAACCGGATGCCAGAGTTGCTTGCGCGCGTTAACCAGGGCCTCAAGAAAGAGACGGACGAAGCGAATGCGATCATGTGCCTTAAGCTCGTAAATGTCGAGCACGGCGGAAGCGCCGAGTTCGAGCAATCGCTCGGCGAGCAGCGTAGCGGCGCGCGTATCCGCCACAGTGTCGCCATGCTGCCTCGCCGCCAGGACGTAGTCGAACCGCTCGCGGAGGGTCGAGAACTCCCCTTCGGGGTCGAGTACGAGATGCTGGACCTCGCCGTGCGTCTGCTCAAGCAACCGGCGAATCGCCCAGCTCTTTCCGCCCCCACTGTTCGCCTGGATCAGCAGGCGGCTGTCGACCAGCTTCTCGAGGTCGCAGCGCACGCCGGCGCCCAAGTCGAACGATTTCACGCGACCCCCTGCCTGAGCGCGGTGCGCTTCGCCTCGCCCGTCGTGAGCGCCGGCCGCTCTGGGCCCGATGGCAAGGCCTTGGCGGGGTCGGTCAGAACGACGCGCTCATAGCACTCCATGAACTCCCGCCGAATCCGGGGCCCATGGAACTCGTTGTCGATGTCGCGAAAGGCCGACGAGCCACCGCAAGCGTGAAACGCTTCGTAGGCGGCCTCGCCCACTTCGGCCCGGATCGCATCCGCGCTCCACCAACAGCCCTCTCCCGGAATCGTCTGCTTCCCCGCGTTCCACGCTTGGAGCATCACGCGGTGAGCCTCTCCGGCGGGATCCGCCTTCGGCCGCGCCACGTCGAGGAACAGCGCCGGCGGGGGGAACTCCGTCTCGCGCCGGATCAGCACCGCGGCCGCCTGCTCGAACTCGTCGTCGGTCAGATCGGCCAAGGCTTTCCAGTACACTGCCTGGATCGGCTCGGTCAGCTCTTTGCCGTACATCTTGAGCACGGCCGCGAGCGACAGCATGGTTGAGGCAAAGCGCTTCTTGTTTTTCACTCGTCACCTCCCGCCGCGAAGCGTGCCGCCGCTTCGATCTCCCGCGCCTGCCGCCCCTGGGGAAGCTGCATTTCTCGCGACCGGACGGGTCGCAGTCGCTTGCTCACGATGCGATCCACGAATGCGCGGAAGTGCGGGAGTCCCCAGGAGATGCCCGGGGTAGCGAGGTAATCCGCGCACGCCGCAGCGAGGTCATCCACCGTCGCAGCACGCCCCTGCGCCAACCCCATGCCGTCGAGGCAGCCCAGCAGCGCCCCAGCCCACGCATCCGGGCTCTGACCCGCTGGCAGTTTTTCGAGGAACTCCAGGACGATGACCCTACCCCGGCAGCCCAGCAGTCGCGTTTGCAAGCGCGCGGGGAGGCCGGATGGAGTAGTTCCGTGTTCGTATCCGTCCCCCGTCCTCCGTCCCCCTTGCGATTCCCCCGGGGGAATTTCCTGATTTCCCCCGAGATTCCCGCACGGGAAAGTGGGGGGAATTTCGTCTCGGAGGCGGGATGGGGGACGCTGGCGGTCGCGTTCCTGTTTCTGCACGATGGCCCGCTGCCGCCACCAGCCTCGGATCACGCCCAAGGGATCACGCCCCGATCCATCGGAGACGCAGAGCGTGCGGAAGGCCCGGGCAAAGACGCCACGCTTGCCGGTCCAGAGCGCCCAGCCTTCGAGAGTGGTGTCACTCACGGCCCGCACGTCCCCGTCCGTCTGGTGCTCCCCGAAGCCTGAGCAGCAGGCGAAATAGTGGCCTAGGGCGTAGGCCGGCTTCACTTTGAGCGCTTCGGCCAGCCGACCGATCACCGCATGGTGGCGCGTCTCGGTATCCCATCGCAGCCAGGTCATGCGGCGGCATCGCCGTCACCCGTGACCTGTAGCCGCCGCAACTCCCGCTCACCCGCTGGCGTGACTTCCAACACGGCCGCGGTCCCTCCATGCTGGGTCGGCCGACGGGGGAGCTTGGTCTTGGCTAGACACCGCTCGTCCACGAGCTCCGTCGCTCTGGGCCGCACCGCCAGCACGTCCATGCCGAGCCCATCGGAGCAGTCGTCAGCCGTGCCCCGTCGATAGGCCACGAACCAGGTGAGCACGCGGCGCCGATCGTGGGCGCGCTTCTGGGCGTTGGAGTGCTGCTGCCCAACCTCGAACAGGGGCAGGTCCCCGGTGCCCCGGTACTCGGGACGGTCACGCTGACTGGTGCGGAAGGCGGATGCCATTAGGCGACTTCCACAGAAAGCTGCCGGGTGGCCATGAGATCGGCTGTGCGTGGCGAAAGCCAGAGCACTTCGGTCCGACGCCGCGCGCCGTCAGCGCGATGTTCCCGCTCGAAGCGCTGCCAGTCGGGATACAACTGCTCGTCGTAGAGCGGGCAGGGATAGCCTGAGAGAACGACCAGCCCTCGGACATGATGCAGCACGGCAGCTAGAGCCCGGTGGTCTTCGTCGCTCATCTCCTCGCTGTAGGCGGCGTTGCCGCGCTGCATATTGCGCGTGCTGTGCGGATACGGCGGATCGGCGTAGAAAAGAGTTTCCGGGCTATCGTGCTGAGCGATCACATCGAGCGCCGGGCGATTCTCGACGGTGACCCCGCGCAGCCGCTCGACGAAGGCGGCGATCTGCTCCGGGTAGTGCTGCCAGTCGTGCGCCGGCGTAGTTCCGGATCTGTTGCTGTTCGCGCGGAAGCCAGTGACGTAGGCGCCATTGGTGGACGCGGATCCAAAGCCAGCAAAGGAGCGCAAGATCGTGCGCCGGGCGTTCTCTACCGGATCGGCCTGTTGGGGTAGGCGGTAAAGAACTCATCGCGGGCGTAAGGGGTAAGCGTCAGCAGCTCGCAAAGCCTCCGCGCCTGCTCCGGATCGCGGAGCACCCGAAAGACGTTGACTACAGTGGCCCAGCGGTCGTTGTACACCTCCCCGTAACTCCGCGACTTGCGAAGCAGGACCGAAGCGGCTCCCCCGAAGGGCTCCACGTAGACCCGGTGCACCGGGAAGTGTTCGATGACCCAGAGCGCCAGCTTCCACTTGCCGCCGTGGTACCGTAATACCGGACGTCGCAACGCCCGGGCGCTCATCGTTCCGCCTGCTGGTTGTGGCCCGGCTCAGAGAAGATCACGCGGCCCTGACAGGTCGGTAGACGTGGGCGATGTGGCGAGCAAGCGCCAGCGGTATTTTGGCAATGCGGGCCGAGGCTGCCTTCCGATTCTTTCCCGCGTGAAAGGTCGGTCGCGTGTAGCCAGGTTCTTGCCAGTCGCGCCAGTTGACGCCACTACCACCGCGCTTAACACCATCAGCGAGCAAACGACCATCCGGGTTCCTGCTGTGCCCGCTGCCCGTGTTATGGGCCACCGTGAACCAGGAGCCGCCCTCGTTTTTCGTGGCGCGCTCTGCCGAGCCATTGAAGGCTTGAGGTTTGTAATCGGGTTTACCGAAGTCAGCCCAGGAGAAGCCGCCAACCTTTGCCGTCCGGACGGGGCTCGGCATCAGCGCCGGTACATCACCCCACAAGTAGTATGATCCGTAATGCCAAGCCGCTTTCCCAACCCACTTCTGTGCGCCTCGGACGTTCTCGACCACGAGCGGGATGTGGCGACGCGCTGCTGCACTCGCCTCCCGCTGTATCCGGAAGCACGCCTCGAATAGAGTGTTATCCGGTGGCGGCAATGCTTTCGCCCGCTTCCACGGCATCGCCCGATAGCTGTAGGCTTGGCACGGTGGGGAGGCAACGATCACCGCGGCATCCCGGAACTGCGCCCCGTGCAGCGTCAGCACGTCCTGAATGACCAGTTGCGCCGGATACCGATGCTCCCCGTAGATATGACGCTCAATGTCGAATCCGATCACGGTGAACCCTTCGGCGAGAAGCCCTTCGGTCCAGCCCCCGAGGCCACAGTACAGGTCGATTGCGAGCGGGCGCGTCATGTCGTCACCAGCGGGCGCGGGAACTCACGCAACAAGATTGCACATCGGGTCTCGGCCACGGGTCGGGAGACTCCCCTAAACCACAGGGTGAACCTGCTTCGTCAGTGGAGCTGGCGGGAATTGAACCCGCGTCCGCAACGTCTTACTCGATGGTCGAGATACGCGCGTGCCGACGTTGCTGGAGTGTCGGCCCTCTGCCGCCTCTAATGCGGCCCTCGTCCTCCACCAGCTCGTCTTTCCGAGTCGTCAGCCCCATCCGGAGCCGGTCGCGTTTACCTGGGTGACCGCTGTTCTTACGCGGCCATCGCCAGCGGGCGGTTCATCACACCACGCTGACGGAACGCAAAAACCTTCGCCTGAGACTTCATCGTCTTGGCATTTGATCGTTGTCGCCTGTAAGGCCCGGCGACCCTCCGCGCGCCCGCACACCTTTCGTCTGTCACGTTGAAACCTGTCAGCCCCGCGAAACACTTTCTACTGCTATTGCACCGGGGGAGCTTGAATCCCCACCTTCACGGCCAACCCCGCAATTGCCTATCAGCTCGGTGCGATCCTGATCAGGTGTGCGGTTCCTGTCGGCGCTTCCTGGGTTGGGCTGCGACACTGCGCAGTGCCCTCCCACTTCCGCCTTCTGACCCAGAGGTCAGCGAGCTGCCGGCGGCGGGCTTGTCCGCTCCGCTTCGCTCCGCTGCTGAACGACCTGCCACCGTTCTTCGTAATCCCGCGCCAGGGCTCGAGTGTCGATTTCAAAGCGTCGTTCGAGGGCGCGGTCGCTATGCTGGTGCGCGAACTTGTGCAGATGATCCGCCAGCGGGATGAGCTGCTCGGATCGTCCCCCGGCCCCACGGCTCGGGAAGTGCGCCGCGACCACGACGACCTGCACCAGGCCGAGCTCGCGATCTTTCACCCACTGCCCCGTGAACCGACCGGTGAGGCAACAGCGCTGCTTCCTGATCCACTCCCCCTTCGCTCCGAAGGCGCGCGCATAGGCTTTCTTGGCCCGGGCTTCATTCCGCGCCGGGATGGGCAGCTTCCCCTTCGGTTGCCGCGGGGGCGGCTTGGGACAGGCATTCGGGAGGTTCATGCGGGCCGAGCCCGGAGGGTGCGCTTGGCGTACACGGAGCAGGTCTGTCGCATCCGATAACAGGCGTGCGCGGGCCGCTCGTCCGGACTCATCGCCGGCAAATAGCCCGCCAACGTCCAGCGTCCCGACTTCTGCTGGACTTCGACGCGCCACCGGGTCACGTGCCGTTGAGCGAGCACCTGAGAGGCGAGCGCTAGGGCTGTCATGCTGCCGCCTGCTTCGGTTGCGCTCTCTGGACCATCCGCTCGAGCGCCGCATCGACCCGCTTCCGCTCGTCACTCGCGAGCCACTTATCCAGTTCTCTCTGCGCCTGCTCGGTCGCCAACCGCGAGGCCTCAACGTCCACGGTGGCGTTTCGGACGCTAGAGATCACGGTCACCGGAATCGCTTTCGTCCGCCACGTAGTGAGCCACGGGTTAGCCACGACGAGCGGACAGCCCTCTTCTGCATCGAGGAAATAGATCGTCTGCAGTTCGCTCGGGCTATGCACGCAGCGCGAGAAGGGCCAAGGGAAACGTTCAGGCACCGAGCCCTCGCTTCGCCGCTTCTCGCTCATATTCACGGCGACCCTGCAACCCTTCGGTGAGCAAGGCGAGATAGAGGGGGTGCGCGTGGCTCTCATCATCGAGCAACGCCTCGGTGGGTTTTTGCCGGGTGGCGTACTGCGCCCGGAGGATCATCCGACAGGAGGACAGCCGCGCCTTGCGGAAGAAATCGAAGAAGCCGAAGGGTCCGAACCAGGCGAACAAGTCCACGGGGTCTGACGGGTCGAACGTCGGCAGAGCGATGGGTTCGGGCACGTCCACGGGGGGCTTCTTCCACGCCTCCGGCAAGGCGGTCATGCGACGACCGCCTTGAGCTGCACCGCCTTCTTCTGGCGTCCGGTTTCCAGGATCTCATCCAGCAGCAAGGCCATCTTCTGCTTGGTGATTCCGGGAAGCCGTTGGCTGTACTCGTCGCGTTCTTCGTCAGTCCAGACCGGAGACTTGAGCGCCTTGGAGAACAAGTGCTGCTGTCCTTCGGTCGGCGCCTCGCCGGTTTCCTCAACACTGGCCTGCACGGGCAACACTTCCCCGGAGACTTCTTCCACGACGGACTGGCCGCCGATTTCCCCAGGGGCATACGTCCCTGCAGTGGCGTCGAAACCCACGTCCTTCAACCCCTGGGTGATGGCACGCGACCGCAGCATTGCCTTGGGGTACTTCTTCCAGGTGTCATTGATGAGGCCCGCGCGCTTCGCGTCCTCCATCGAGAAAGACGAGGTATGCGGGGCGGTGAGCCAGGGAGCCGAGAGCTTCACTGCGGCCCTGCTGTCGCTCAGCTCCTCCCATTGACTCTTACCCCCGGCTCGATGGAAGAGCCCAAGCTGGAGATCCGCGCTGACTTCAATTTTGCCTTGGATGATCGTCAACCCACGCAATGCGGCGACGGGCGACAAACCCAAGTCACGGCCGGCGAGGATGACGAACAACACCGCCTCGGGCGTCTTGAGCGCCGCGGGGCACAGTCCGGATTTGAGCAGGTACTGCGCGCCCAGCATCTCTTGGTCCCACGCCACGGGAGCGGCGGGGTTGATCTCTCGAATCGCAACAGCGGTCATAGTTTGCTCCATTCCTTCCATCGGTTGCGAAGATTGCTCCAGCGCCAGCCCGCACAGGCTTCCCGATACAATGCTGGTGCCGCGGCGATCAGACAGAGCCACGCGACCACTCCGCTGACATAGAGTGCCTGGTCCAGTCGGTCGAAGCCGGTCATCGAATCGCCTGCTCTTCCCGCAGCTCCCGCACGATCTCGCCGAGCGCAACGAGGAACTTTCCGTACACCGGCAAGTATTCCGGTCGCTTGACTGTTGCGGCGATCTGGTAGAGTTCGGCGTCAGGATGTTCAGCCAGGTAGACGCGCACCGCCGCGCGCAATTCCTCGAGCACCGACGGCGTGCGCTTATATACCACGACGCCCCGGTGCAGAATCCGATAGCTGGTGAGCTTCCGGTGGACCGCCCCGTTCAGGGCCTCGGTTAGGGTTCCGTAGTTGGTGCGGACCCGATCAGCGACCAGAGTGTAGGGATCGGTCATCGTTTCGACCCGCGGTGCTGATCACGCACTCTCGCCGCTGATTCTTGAAGGCGCCGAGCCTCGACGTTCAGCGAGCGGCGCATGATCCGATTACCAACGTCCACCGCACGTTGCGCCTCCATCGCCTGCTTGAGTCGGCCGGCCATCGCGTGCAGCTCCCGGTACTCATTCTGCCGGGCGACCGTCCGCACCTGACGGCGGATCGCCGCGTAGGTCCACAACGCGAGATACGCGAGGACGAAGCCGGCCATCGTGCCCGTGGCGCTCACTGATCCCTCAGCTTCCGAATCAGGCGCTTGAGACGCGGCCACCAGACGTCGAGCGTGAAGAACGCGATGCCGACCAGGACCGCGATCGCCGTGGGCCAGAAGCGCGGAGGGCCGTTCATGCGACCGCCCGCAGCCTGCGCGTGAAGTTCGGCGGTCGGATCGGCAAGGCAGCGCGCATTGCCCGCTCGGCCGCGCAAAGCCGCGCTACGTAGTCGGTTGCCGAAACCTGCGCGACGGTGCAATCCCGTTCACTCTGGCGGGATGGCGATACCGGGGGTATGACAGGGGTAATGCGCATCGGTCAAACCGCTGGCGTGGCAGCGGCAGCGAGGATATCCGCGGCGAACCGACGGGCACCCATCCGGATGATGTCGGTCTTGGAGAAGTCTCCGTGCTCTTTGACGGAATACGCCTCTGCGGCCTTCTCGAACTCTTCCAAGTCGGACTCCCTGAAGAGGACCGTCAGGCCGACTTTTTCATCATTGCGGGGGTCTGCCATCTGCTCTACTTTCACGGGTTCGGTTGGCTTATGAGAGCGATACTAACGCCGTGCGTAACCATACTAACGTTGCACGGGAAACAGCGCAAGGGGGGAGTTCTGACGGGACTTCAGGAGGCGGTCAAGGGCTGGGTTCGGGCTGCATGGCGGCGGGCTCGACCTGGGGAGGATTTCTCGGTCCCGGCGCTCTCTGACGTGAGAGGGATTCCGCTACCGGCGCTCTATCGGATCGAGAATGGGGAGGGACGGGCGAGCGACAAGACCATCAAAACCATCGCCGCCGCTCTCGGAGTGCCCGTCCCAGGGCTCACATTGGACGTTAGCGGGCTCACGCTGCCCGTAAGTCCGCTTGACCTGGTGCTGGACGCCCGGGCTGCCCTGGACGCGGCAGCGGGGCTCCTGCGCGTTCCCCCGTCGGTTGCGGAACTGAGGGCTATGGTCAATGAAGTCGAGGCAGTTCAGCAGCGAGAGCGGGATCAGAAGCCAGCAACACCAACGCCCCCGCCTCACATGCCACCCGCACGACCGCCGCGTCCAACGGACGCAAAAGCCAGGCGACCCCACCCCGGACCAAAACGTAGTCCGCCGCCTCAATCTTGAGACTCGGGATGGCTCGAAGAGCGCGGCGCACGTCGGACATACCTGGGAATCCTAGGAAGCGTCGAAGCTCAGGCAAGAGTGGCGCGCGCACCACGAGAAGCGGACTGCACCACGGGCGCAATCGGCTGCAACAGACCCCTATAAGATCCTATAGACCTTTCCCGGGGAGCACGCGGCCTCTAATCTCGACGGATGCAGCAGCAGTCCATTCGCGATTACATCGGGGAAACTGACCCCATCCTCTGGCTGTCGTGGGCCGCCTTGTTCGTCGGAGCGCTGATCGGTACCGCTCATTGGTGGCGGCCATGGGTTAGGAGATGGTGGCGCTAAGGTCTCAACGAAGGCTCAAATGGAGGGGAGGATGATGCGCCGAACCGGATATCTCTTTGCCGCGCTGGTCGCCGCAGGTTGCCAAGCCGGAGCGCCGCCGGTCCCGCTTCAGACGGTCACGGTCAACGCGCCATTTGACCGAACCTGGAATGCCGTCATCGACATTTTCACCACATCGGATCTCCCGATCGCCACGATCGACAAGAGCAGCGGGCTGATCGCAGCGTCATCACTAGGGATCGGAATGACGGACGGGAATAACTGGGCGAGTTGTCCCGGGATCATCGGGCCGCCGGCATCGCGCGGCACGTTCAATGTGGTGGTCCGCCAGGGGGTAATGGGAACGGACGTGCGCGTGACGGCATCTTTCAGCAATCAGCATGCTCCCTGCCGATCAAAGGGAGTCTTCGAGCGCTGGATTCAGACGCGGGTGAAAGAGGCGGCCGAAGCGAAGCCTTAGGGCTTCCAGACCCGCTTCGTCACTCCGACCGTCAGCCACGACTTGAGCGGCAGCCCCAGCCCCGCATTGAGCGCCTTCGCGTCGAGGTCGTAGCTCAGGACTCCCGTAGGGCAGGGGACTGAGATGAGGGGAACTCTGCACCCTCGCACACTCCGCTCGAGCTTCCCGATCAGCCGGTCCGCCTGGACTGCCCGCGTGCTATCTGACCGGCGGGTAACTAAGTGCGCGGCGATCTCCACCCGAAGCGCTTGCTTGGTCGTGTCATCGAGGGCTGCGGCCTTCGTTAGGTCCCCGTTCGCAGCCCTCAGCTCCTCGCATTCGTTCCGCCGCTCGGTGCAGGCTTCACCGAGGATCCGCGCCGAGTCGCGCGGCGTCGTGGCCAGGGCCAGCAGCCGTTCCAGCGAATCCGCGCGCGCGCCGAAGAGGGCCGCCACCGCTTCCCGACGACTGGCTTGACGGCGCAGCACCGCCGCACTCGACTCTGCCGCGGCCGCTTGGACTCTGACGGCCGAGATGATCCTGATTATCGAATCGCGCTCCACCTTGTCGGCTACTTTCCCGACGCGATAGACCGCGAGACTATCCGTGCACTTCTGATCGCAGCCTGTGACGCTGGCCCTGCCACCGATGAAGGCCACAGCGACCAGGACGAGCAAGGGAACCCACCCGCCGACCTTGTTCATGGTGACCTCAGCATGGGGGATGTTGTCCCTCCGCCCTCTGTGTAGTGCTGCGGTTGAGCTACGACACTTTGCTCTGATTCGCGACGATGAAACTGATCTCCTTAAATCCTCTGCGCGCGCCGTTGGCCCAGCCCCACTCGATCAGCGCCACATGCGTTTCAAAGCCGCGGCGCGCCAGCAAGACATTGTCGGCGCTCTCGAGCCGGTGTTTGACCAGCCCCGCCGTGGAGCAGGAGCTGAGGATATCGCTCCCGTCCCGATTATTGATGACGTTGCCGAAATCCGGGTCCTTGCTCGCGACATAGAGCGTCAGTTTCAGACTGGACAGCTGCGTCTTGCTGAGCTCGACGTCCTCCTCGTCGGTGAGTTGGAGCTTGATCAGCGCGGTCGAGCGCTCCGGCACGAGCGGCGTGGCGATGCTCTGGCGGAAATTCATCAGGTCACCCGGCGTCGAGGAGATGGGCCGGGCGCATCCCGGCCGCGGTCAAGGCGGCATCCAACATGCCCGGTGTGGTGAGGGTTGCCTGTCGCGCCCGCACCAGCAGCACTGCGGGCACCATCAGCCCGGCATCGTCGTCACCCCACGACGCGAGCGTATGCCAGGGCAGCGTGAGCGTTGGCATCGGTCGCATACCGGCGGGCGGCCATGCCTCGTCATCAGAGACGACGGGTTCGGGCGGGGTGACGATCTCATCCTGGCCGTCCCAGGGGGCCGCAACCCGCTGGATTCTCGGCGCCGGGACCGCAGGCGCCCACCCTTCGCGCTCGACGAGCTGCGGCGCGGTGGGCCAGTCGCCGTCGTCCGTGAAGACGACCGCGCGGGTTTCCCAGGTCTGAGTCCGCTGCCGCCATTCGCCAGCGTCGTCGATGCCGAGCTGCGGCACTTCGGGCTGGTCGTAGTTCCACAGCTCGAGCCGAGGCGCGGGGGTCGGCGTCGGGCTGCCGAGGACGGCGGCGGCCTCATCGTCATGTGCGATCGGCGGCAGGTCGGGCTGCTCGTATGCCCACGGTGCAATGGCGAGGACATACGGCTGTACCGTGGGGAGCGGCGTCCAGCCATCCTCGTCGACGGCGCGCGGGCGCACCAGCTCCTGCTCGTCGCCGAACCAAGCCGCGACGGCCCACGCGGAGGGGAGCCACGACGCCGGCGCCACGACAGGAACGAAGCTGTGATCCTCATCGCGCGCCGTCGTGGGCGGCGCGATCGGCAGATCACAGTCATCGGTCGGCGGCTGCGCAGTCGCATAGCCGGGGATCGGCGCGACCGGGTTCGTCCAGCCTTCGTCGCCCACCAGAGCCGCGGGCGTCGGAATGGGCAGGTCGGAGCCATCGTCAGTCGCCACTGGCCGCACCGCGCTCGTCGGCAGCGGTTGCGGCGAGAAGTAATCGTCCTCCGCCACGACGGTAGGCTGCGGCAGTTCGTCATCGGCCCAGAATGGAACGCTCTGTGCCGGTGCTGCCCAGGAGCGCAGCGCCGGTGCGTCCGTCTCCTCAACGCTCAGGAGCGGGAGGTCGCCGTCATCCTGCGCCGCGCGCGGCACCGGCCAGCCCCATTGCGGCGGCGGGAGCTGGGACGCCTCGGATTCTTCAACGGTGAGAAGCGGCAGATCTGTCGCGTCGTCGCTCCACGGCGCGAGGCGCGGCGTCCCAATCGCCGCGGGTGCCACGATCGGCGGCAGCGCGTCCTCGTCATGCGCCAGCGCCGGGAGGTCGTCGTGCGCGTTCTGTGGCTGGCTGGGCGCGGTCGTCGGCCACGTGGCGAGCGTAGGCCCGTCGCTCTCCTCAACGGTGATCTGCGGGAGTTCAGGCTGGTCAAATCCCCACGTAGGCGGCAGCGTTATCGTGATCGGCTGCGCGATGAGCAGCGCGGGCGCGGGCTCATCGACCGCCCCCGCCGCGATCGGGCTGTCCCCGGCGTCCCAGCGCCAGGGCAGGGGGAGCGCACTCGATACCGGCGCCAGGAAGAGGCCCACGACGGGCGTGCTGAACGCGAGCGGAACAGGAACAGCCTCCTGCACATCTGCCAGCCACTGCTCAACCGCAGCGCGTGGCGCGATTGCCCATTGATCCGGCGCAACGGGGTTCTGCCAGTACTCCTCGTTGGCGGGCGCCGGGGTGGTCGCAATCTCGTCGTCGGCGCTGATGGACTGCGGCGGTGGTAGCCACATGCCGACAGGCGCCGTGGGATTCGTCCAGTAGTCTTCTTCCAGCCACAACAGGGCGATCTCGTCATCCGCGACGAGAGCCTGCGGTGGCGGCAGCCAGGCGCCTATCGGATCGGTGGGGTTGTGCCAGTATTCCTCCTCAAGCCAGAGGAGGGGGGTTTCATCGTCGGCTGTGATCGCCTGGGACGGAGGCATCCAGGCGCCGATAGGGTCGGTCGGGTTATGCCAAAAGTCTTCGTCGAGCCACAGGAGAGCTATCTCATCATCGGCTATAATCGCCTGCTGTGGCGGCAGCCAGTACACCGCGGGCACCGGGTTCTGCCAGTACTGCTCCTCGATTGGTGGTCGTGGCACAACGAAGTCGTCGTTGTTTCCCTGTGCGGCGACGACGGAAACCAGCGCGCCCATGGCTCCAGCGAGCAACGCGCCAGCCAAGGCGACAGAGGCGAAGCCGTTGCCAACTCCGGCCGCTACCGGCGGATCGTCTTCGACGGCTCGTGCCGTGAGTTCGCGCACGGCGAGGTGCACGGCGGCGACGTCATCGCTGCCGTCGGAGAAGCCTACCGCGCGGCTGCCCTGCCCGGCGGTCGTCTCCCGCACGACGCCGACAGTGCGCGCGCCGTAGTCGATGCCGATCAGCGCGGTGCTGTTCGCGCCGGCGGCGGGGATGTTGAGGCCGCCGTAGTTGCAGCCCGCGTAGCGCACGCTGTTGGTGCCGGGACTGTTGTCCGTGACGTTCTGCTCGGCCGGGGCCTGGATGCTGCTCCCTTGCAGGAGCACCGGGTTCACCGCTTCGGTATTGGCCGCTGCGGTCGAGGTGATGGCGACGGCGTACATGACGTCGGCGTTGTTCACCCGGTTGACCACCACGGCCTGCGTGCCGGTGGGGATGCCCGCGCCGAGGAACCACGCGACGCAATCCCCGGCCTCCGCTGAGGTCGCCAGCGCGCGCCCGCCTGTGACCCGCATGAGGGCGACGCCCCCATAGGTCACGCTCAGCGCATCGTCGGCATTCGCGTTGACGAAGGTGAAGACCAGCACGCCGCGCGGCGTCCCGGCGGGCGTGTGGTTCCAAGTGAAAGACGCTTCCGAGGCAGACCCGGTCGTGCTGGTATGCGACTCAGAAACGCCATCATGGGCAACGGCCATGGCGCGGCCCTAGATAGGCTAGAGCGCCGGGCGCGATTGCTCACGCCCAGACGCCGCTAACCCGCTAGGAAATCGCCTTATTCCGCAATTTCGGCGGAGACATGCAAGAGCATCGACGCGACGCCGGACACGCTGTTGATGTCCAACTCGTCCGCGGCGGTGCCCTCCAGGTGGATCGCGCTGTCCGGATTCGGCGCCACCCAGCCGCCGGGGCCCGCCGCGCCGCACCCGATCGCGAGCTGGTAGGCACCCGAGACAGTGCCCGCGGTGATGGCCGTGACCTTGTCGGCCGCCGTGGTGCTGGCGATCGTGCCGATGCGCCGCGGGTTCGGCGTGACGGCGGTGCCGCCTGACCCGGCGGTGGTCCACCGGCGCACCCTGAACCCGATGCCGGTGATGGCGGTGAGCGCCGCCCCGCGGCCCTGCACCCAGAGCGCTTGCAGATCGACGCCGCGAACGGCCTGGCGCAGGACGAGGACGGGATCCTCGGTATTCGGCGTCGCATGGGACGCATAGGGCGTGGCGGGCGCCCCCTCAACAGCGTAGACGAACATGATCGACTCTCCTCTGTCAGCGACCGGAAGGACTACGACCGGCGCGGGGCGTCGCACCCCCGCGCGCGATGGAATGCGCGACTGCTACCCTCCGCCTTTCGGCGTCATGGCGGCGCGACTGCGCGCCAGTAGGCTTTCGAGCGACTCCGGATCGGCGAGCAATACCTCGACTTCCTCCGCGGTCGGAATCCGCCCGTACTTTTCAAGCTGCGCCTGCTTTACCTGCGCGTAAAAAATCTCATCCGGCATTTGCATAGTCCCCGCGATCTGGCCGAGATGCTCGCATTTGCCGCAAAGCCAGAAGGCAAAGGTCATATTCTCTTCCGGCACCTTCCCGCCCTCCGTTCCGCAATTCCCGCAATACAGCGGCACCCAGAACCCGCCCGGCCCCGGCGTGGCACCCCGCGGCGTCGCGATGAAACTGGTGCGACAATCGGGCAGCAGATCGGGCGCGCTCACCAGAACCTCGTCTCTCGATCCTGCGTGTTGAGCGCAGGCTGCCAACTGTACCTCAGTCACTGGGGAGACGGTGGCATACATCATTACCATCCCGAAATTCCGGAATGAAATAGCGGTGCCGGTTGCACCAGTAATCCAATTGATGTTCGCGAGGTCAGTCGGGCCGAGGACATCAACATGGCTCGTATCTTCGAAGAATCCGGTAGCCCCAGAGCCCACGGCGATAGTTTGGTTGCCATCGGCGCCATTTTTGCGAATAGTAAAAGTGCTGGTCGCAGTGATGGTGTTGGCGGTGATATTGATATTGAAATGCGAGAGCGTACACGCCACTTGGGCTGTTGCTTGGGGATCTGATTCATTGACGAAATTCCCGGTGATATGCAAGCAAGCGAACCGATTCAATCCAGGACCAGGCGAGTTCACGTTGGACGCACCTGCGGACGGCACGCTGCCGCCCGTGGAGATCGCCTCCACCTTCCGGGACCGCATGGAGAGCGTTTCGGTTCCCGCCCCGGAGTTGATCTCAATGCAGACCTTCTCGCCCCCGGCGATCGTATCTGTGTGCGTCGTGTCCTCGAACGTCCCCGTCGCCC